GACGACTTGAAGCGGGATAACCAATCCCAAGACCAGCAAATCGCGCAACTTCAACAGCAGATTGCGGTTTTATCAGCTACGATTAACTCGAATATCGTGGCTTTGAATAACTTAGGAGCTCAGGCTGATCAGATAGGAAACCAACTTGCATTGCTGGAAGCTCAGTACCAAGCTGGGGATGCGACGCTGCAGGCTGAGGTGGATAGTTTAAACGCCCAGGTGGAGGAGCTTACGACGTTTGAGGCAAGTCTGCAGTTGACGATTACAACCCAAACCTCCATCTTAGCTCAGCTTCAACTCAACCAAACGATTTCAGCGTTTGTCGATCCTTGCGGTCCGTCAGGCGGGTATGATGAGGTGTTAATGCGCACCTCGACTGGGACTTTAGTCGCTTATTTCGAGGATGGTAGTGGGAACCGGCATCTGTCGATTTTAACGCCTGGGACGTATCAAACGACAGATGCCCAGCGCTGCGTGTTTATGGTTAACGGGAACGGGCAGGAATGCGACGCTGGGGGCTGTCGATGAGGAAGCAGAGCACAACCCCGCCCCTTTACTACAATCTAGGTACCTGGTGGGAAGGCGTTCCATACAGCTATAAGCCGGAGTCTCTTTTGTATAAATACAGAAATATGCTTAAAGTATGGATAGAGGATGGCGACTAAGCACCCACATCCTTAAACCCAGCCGGCACTTTAGCGACGTTTACGACTTGGAACTCGGACTTACGGATGAGTCCAAACTCCTCAAGTAAACGCCTGTCCACAACCCGCTCGACTTCAGGGAGGGGAGCCAGCGCTACCCGCTCCCTGGTCACCACAGCGACGATAAACTTACCGGTTGAGAAAGATCCTTGCTCTTTGCACCAGTTTTGAATCTGCTCGATTTTCTCGGTTTTGTCTTTAACTTCTTGCTTTAAAATCAAAAGTTCTTCCAACGCTAAATCCATGGCTTCGATTGTTGACTTCTTCATTTTTTAAGCTCCTTCTCTAAGTTGCTTGCAAAGTCGTTTTCAAGCAAAACAGCTGGAATGTCAAAGCTAACCTTACGCTCTCCTAACTGTACTGTGACAGTCATCTTAGCAGACGCTCTGAAAGGGTTTTTAATCTGTTTTCTAGCAGTGATGACCTTTTGGGGCATTTGCTGATTAGGTAAAATCAAAGGCTTTAGGCGAGGCTTTGTTTTTGTGCGCTTTAGCATAGGATCGCTACCTAGTGCCGCTTTACCGATAGATTGAAGTTGGATAGAAATGTCTTTTAACGAGCGGATACGGCCATTAGCGTGGTGATCAAGTTTACCTAGGCCTAGGTTAGCCAAAGTCTCAAACACCTTACCTACGGCCTCCTTATCTGCTTTAAACCCCTCCTCATTCAAACTGTCGTGATACGCCTGGACAGTAATCACCCGGCGCGCTCGCTCTCGCATCGCGAACAGATGGCAGATGGCATTGAAAGTCGGCTCTTTAGCCGCTTCCTGAAGCTTTTGGACGAGGTTCTTAGTTGAAGGGGCTGTAAAAGTCATGTTTTCCATATTATCTCCTAGTTGGCGCCGTTATTGGCGATGCAATGTCTTATTGCACACACGGTGCCAAGCCAAGGAATAATAGGCGACATTTGGCGTTAAAAATATGTCCTTTTATTCAACACTGCCTGTCAACTTTATACGGTGGATAAGGCCAACCTAGCCTTGAATGCAGGTATACCGCTGGGAAGCCCATAAGGATGGCCGTCCTAAGCCCTTCGATTATGTCGGATAGAGTAGGTTCGATAATATGGACGCCTTCTTCTGAGACGTCAGATTTTCGCTTAGCGAGTTTGACTTCAATCCCTTGTTCAAACGCAAGTTTGATAATCTCAGCTTGTGTCATGGCGTAGGAATACCATGGGGAAGCTAAAATACAAGCATCTAGAGGTGTTTAGACGCTATTAGACTAAACCTTGGCGGATGGTGAGGATGCCTTTAAACGAGTTCCCGCCCTGGTCTGAAGCGGTGGAGGAGGCTATTACGACGCCTAAGACATCATCAGCTACAGCGTTAATCTGAGCGCTGAGGTTCATGACACCTTGGGCAGCGGCTGGGGCGCTAAGGGAGGCGATTGTGGATGAATTCTGTTTAATCGCGATTGTGATGCCAGAAGGCGGGATTTCATTGATAGCGATTGAGACGGTGTAGACGGTTGAGGCGCCAGCGGTGTGGTTGTAAGTGTCTAGCTGGTTAATAACGTGGGAAGCTTCGATCCGGGGGATAATTGTAGCCATATACCGTCCTTTTGGGTGCTATAGGGTCACTTTGTCAGGGCAAGGATTTTATTGTAATGAGTTGCGCAGTATCCTCGGGTGCGGTGCTTTTTAGTACAGCCTTCGATTTTACATCCTTGGTCAGGGGCATATAGAGTAATATTTGGGTCACCATGGCGTTGGAGCCGTTTATAATGCTTCTCGCATAAGCAAATCTCAGGATATCTTGCAATGGCGCCACAACCTTCGATTTTGCAGGTTTTAACTTCCATGCTGAAAGCGTAGCACAGAAAATAAAAAGGCCCTAGGACTTTATCCCTAGGGCCCAAAACTGGTCGCTTATCTTAGCCTTGCGGTCGTAGTGCACAGCCGACGATGCACAATCCCCTTTCGGGCAGTTTTAATAATCAAAGTGTCAGTTCATAGACTTCTTAAAGTCAATCACCGTGGCTGAGGTTTTAGCTGGGGCGCGAGATGCTTCAAATAAGACCTCCAAAGCGTCTATAGAGAACATAGGGTTGTTCTGCATGACCTCCAGATAGTTGTCCCCTTGGAACTCTTTACGCTCAAACTCGAAGTCTTCGTGGGCACCAGTTTGGGCTTTAAAGACAGTGTTGAACCAAGTTTCGAAAGCAATAGCCCCAGCCGTGAGCTTATATGCTCTGACATGGTAATCGATTTCAGGGTGCAGATGCGGACAGTCGGATTCGTTATGGTCGCTCATATTAACTCCTTTATGTTATTTATTATCGACGAATTTGAAGGTAAATCCAGTCTTTTTATGCTGTTTTCCCGATTTGATAAGGCGATTTAAATAAGATTTAGCAATCTTAAAATGAGTCGCAGCGGCTAAGATAGAGTTAAAGACTGCTCCCGTTTGCACGCATATAACTTGTCGCCTATTTCCATTTGCACTTATCTTAAGCAGAGCCTCGGGCGTATGTCGTCGTCCTTTAAACGCACTAGGGGTGCCTGGTTTAAACTCCGTTAAGGGGCTAAGATGCTTACCGAGTTTAGCCATAGATTGTTTTCTTCTCGTCTCTTCAGATAATTGAGGTTGCCCAGCATTCCAAGGTTTTTGACCCTTTTTGAAAGCACTTTTGGGCGCAGGTAGTCCTTCCATTCCTTTATTCCAGGCAGTACAGCCTTTGCTTGATTTTCCGCCTGTGGAGAGATTATATCCTTTAGGGTAAACCGTATCCAAAGTTCTGATGTAGTAGATTTCAAGCGCGTTAAGTTCTTCTAAAGAAGAAGCCCGGGCCATCTCTTCAATTTTAAAATTACTCGCCCCGTGCTTTTTTAGCGAGCTCGTTAAAGGGGACACTCTTTTAGCGGCTTTATGAACAGCCCAGCGTCTAGCCAGAGACATTGTAGTCTGGCCTACATAGACCTTATTCGTTATCAAATTCGTTATTTTATAAATAATCATATCGGCTCCTTTGACTTCCAGTATATCACATTTAGGGGTTCCGTCAAGGAAATATTCATGTCGACATGATTTTTGTGTTTTTAAAAGAAAAAGGCCAGGATTTTTAGCCCTGGCCTACAAACTTTAGTTTGTTTTATGATGCGCTAACTAGTTGATTATGCTGACAAAGTCACGACCATATTCCATCCGGGAGCTGAGCAAATAAGGTTACCATAGTAAGCGATGCGGATTTCGAGGGCGTCTGCATTCCCAACCCTTAAGCCCTCGAGGCCTTCCATGCCGTATGTTAAAATGTGCGGGACCTTGCCCAAGCTACGCAGCTTCCAAGTATCCATCGTCAGGACGTAAGCTGTTTGCGGAGGGCAAGAACGGTCAGCCAAAACAGTGACGCGGCCGTAAGCTGATTGGAAGGTAATACCTTCAAACGCAACTTCAACCTCGTCGTGGTTGACTTGAACGTACTGGACTTTAGCACCCAAAGCGTTAACCAGTGCAGCATAAGACGCGAAGTCCATGATGCAAAGATCGGGCTTACCACCCTCACGATTCAGGAAGGCCAGAGCGTTCGTCAAACCTTCTTCGATGGTGTAGCTAGAAGCGTCGTAACGAAGTCCTGCCAGACGAGTCGGGTCAGCACTACGATTAACACCCCAGAAGCTATCATTCGAAGCAGGAGACGTTTTCGGAATCCAAGCTGCAAGACCTGACAATGCCAGGTAGGAGCCTGTATTCGAAGCACCAGTCGAGGGCAAGTCACCAGAAACAGTCAGGTAAGCTGCACCCGAACCGATCGCCCAGTTAGACGATAAGCTTGAAGCTGATGCCGTACCGCTGATAACACCAGTCGCACGGTTAACCGCTGTGATGGTGACAGTGTCGCTAGAAGGCGCGCCACCATCGGTAGCCGAAGCCACCAACACCATGCCAACCTCGAACGCCACGATTTGTTGCGCATTGCTCAAGGGCAGGACAGTACCACCGACAGTAGTGCCGGATTGGGTAGAGGATGCAGTCGAGACGCCACGGGTAGCCGTACCAGAGCCGAACAACTCGAAAGCGATGTTGTTCGTCAGGTTGCGGAAACCGCCGTCCATTTGAAGCTTTGCAGCGTCAACGAAGGCACCGGCGTTTGACTTGGTTTGCTCCATCAGCAAGTTAGTGATGGTAACCAGTTGATAGTCTTCGATAACGTAGACGAAGAAGCTCACCAGCGAGGTTGCAGTTTGCTGGTTTTGAGCGTTCGAAAACGTATGCGAACGTCCCTGAGGATTTCCGTACTCGAGCGGTACCATAAGCCCTTGATATTTAAGGGCTTTTTGTTATCGTAGAGGTTGTTATCTCTACTTCAAATACTTCCAAATATAACGAATCATGCTGATTAAATAGCCTATGTTTTCTTCCAATAGGCCCAAAGCACGGTTACATTTCATGCACAATAAGCCTCTATTCACTTTAGTCGTATGATTGTGGTCTACGGCTAAGGATAGAATCTTACCTCGCCAAACAGCCGTCTCCGGCTTTTTACAGATAGCGCATACGCCACCTTGTTCGGCCAAGATTTGGTTATATTCCTCTAAGGACATGCCATAATCTTGTCTAAGCTTTGAGTCTTTTACGGCATCAGGATTATTAAACCGGTATACTTTACCCCGCGCTTTTGTTGGCTCTGGGTTTTCAGCATACTTAGCTTTTCTAATCTCCGAAATACACTCTTTGCATCTACGCTCGTGTGTATAGTCGTAAAAGGCACTTTCGCTCTTTAGGTTTTCACACCTAGTGCACTTTCGCATTTGTTCGGCGTACATTATCAGTCCTTTCGACTGCCTACCACTCTTGGCACTATTTTATTCTAACAGATCAAGTAGTTAGTTTCAAGTGCTACGCTCTACACTGGTTAAAGCTTATTATGGCCTTAACTTAGCACGGTATTCCCATCTCAGGGTTCACCGTTTTTGGTTGGTTTTACATCCCCATATCTCTAGGGATGTACTTACCTGCGAAGCCGTCCAATAGCAGGTAAGTTCGAAGCCCCTGACGGCGTTTGCAGGGCTTTCATTCTTCGGGACCAGAGCAAGGAAAGGGTTCTCCTTGTAAACTAACTTTTGTTTGGCATCTCTGGTCTGTAATCTTTAACGATTACCAGGACTTAGTATCCTTCATGTATTCTTTGTCGTCAGTATATAATTCTTTTACAGAGTGTTATCGTAGGACATTTAATCCCTACATCACTGGCTTCTTATATCCCCAGTGCTCAGACTATCGCATCGCCCTTCGGCGTTCTCTCACTTAGTCGTTCACGCTGGCTTTCGCCTTGCGCCCTGTCACCCCATCGGGCTTCCAAGTCAATCAGAGAGAATTTAAACAGCTCTAACTATTATAAGTAACTAAAAGTGTAGCCTTTGTAAGACTGCATTCTGTGTGCGGGATTAAGTACAGCATAAATACCGTGGGCAGGAAT